CGACAATTAAAATTTTTACGCCTATAAAGACGGACTATTTGCGAGGCCACGTGACATGCGTGTACAACACACCACGTATTTACTAGGGCGTCACCCTAACCGTCCTGGTTAGACGGATTTATGCATCCTCTGGTCGACACAACTACACTTTTTCACTAACATTTTTATTAAGACTGACCAACCCTAGGACGGGCCAGAATGGTTTTATAAGTAGTTGACTCACCTGGGTATAAACTAGGCTGCTTGCACAGCCAACCTAGTGGCGTATAGGTACGTGTTACCACGCCACGGCAACACGAACTCGCTGGCACGGGAGCGTCAATTCCCGATCACTACCCTTTGTAGTGGCTGAGCCTCGTGACATTATAGTAGTCACACACTGATAAGTTTTTGTCATTTCAGGACATTAAAAGAAACTAGAACCCTAGATTCGAGATTTCTTGGCAGATAAAATCTGCACCCGCATTGGTAGGCACAACAGTGCCACCTGGTACACCGAACAAGGCAGTAAACTGTCCTTGTGCAGCTTGTGCGGGCGAAATACTCCAATAATAAACCGAGGTCATAGTAGCGGAAACGGGTGAAACGCCACTCGGGCAGAGTCGACTACCAGTCGTACCCTGAATAACAAGCTTCGTTGACCCGTTCGTATAAGTTGCTCCAGAAAAAGTAGGTGCTGCAATGGTCGTACCATTCCAATAAAACGCTCCATAGAAAGTCCCCACTGAGCCCATTGGCAGAGTGAACTGGATTTGGCCATTAGTCTGAATCACGCTCACACCAGCATTAGCCGCAACAGCCGCTGTAGTCTGGCCAACCAAAGGTGTGACATCATTACCACTACAGAACGTAAAGCCTGGAGTCGGGCCCAACGGTAGTGCGTTTGTGGGTGTGGCAGTTGCCTGGGCGTGGAAGAAGAATGGCGCCGTCTCAACAATTTGGTCCGAACCAGGAGTTGGTTTATAAAGCGCAACCTCATATGTCGCCCACAATTGACCAATTACGGTCCCCACTGGTGGTTGGTAGCATGAGAAGTTCAACAATCCCAAGTCATAGGTCTTCAAGTCGGAATTAGCCGGTAAAGGGCCGCTTCTAACATATTGTATCTTACTGGGATTTTCGGCTGGATCACACTCTATGGGATGGAAGAAATTGTCAATCGTTCTGGCCTCGCTGACATATTCAGTATTGAGCATATCAAGCCTAGAAGGGAATGGTCCCTGGTCCGAACGATACTGGGTAGCCATAGTATTGTAGCCTGCAGTGCTGGAAGTGACAAACTCAGTCAAATCGGTCTTGAACTCATAAACAAGTCCCAACCACCGATATTCCTGAAAATTGGTTGCCACAGACGACAGCCACGGAAAGGAACTTTCCATTCCAGGATTGAGTGCAAACGTGTAAATCGTACCACCGGCTGGCGACTGGATCTCTGAAATTAGTTCGCGATGACGAATCACCACCATCTCACCCGAAGAGTGCATTGAAGGGACTTGAGCACAAGGCATGAGACTATTACATTTAATATCATAAGCGCCAAAACCAAAAATCTTATCAACAAATGAACCTGCAAATTTGCCAAGCTTATTGCCAATTTTTGATCCCGCCTGTCCAAGGTCGTATCCAATGCTCTGCTGATCTTTAGGGACAGTAACTGTACCCTGTTTTTGACGTTGTAGACCACGTTTTTGTTGGACCTGCGGCTTAACGTAAACCACCACTTGCTTATTAGCATTGGCCTTATTATTATTCTTTTTCGTGTTGTTCTTCTTTTGCATATTTTCACGGACACCGCTATGCTAGACGGGACTGTACATCATGGGAAAACTCATATAAGGGCCGCCGTGCAGTCTCTTGGCATTCTGGTTAGCACTACAGTATATTCTAGTTTTGGGGCATCACTTCCCACAACCCGCTGGGGGCGGACATTTATAACGCGCTCCCGCCCCATAAGCGCGTGGTATAATTACCAACGAGTTTCTCCCACACCTACCGGGTGCGTATCGTTGGCCATCCAGTCGTATTCTTGTACAGTTGCCAAAAATTGGCTAGAACACAACTGCTCCTCTATGCGCAGCTGTTCCACAGGTGAGACACCATACCTCTCCTCGAACAAACATCGCATCCTTGGGTTAACCTCGTACAACACATTCGCCTCGCTAGGTGACCCTTCCAATTTCCATCGTCTCTCACTCTCAAGACCAATGGCTGATCGTACTTTCTTCACACCCAACTTGGCAACATATGCACACAAAGGTGAAATTATGGGCTGGCCCGGGTTGACTGACGCCTCGCATAATGCGATGCTCGACAACAACCCCAAATACCTTGCGTCCCTATATTCAACATTCGCAAGGATGGTGGATAGTACTCGATCTGCTTTCCTTATCCACCGCCATCCCAATTCCGTCTCCGTAAGATAACACTGGCACCACTCGATCTTCTCTAAATTGGTTTCGACCTGTTCAACACGAACAGTTAGTCCTAGGTACTCAAACCTATGCATCCTATCAACCGCCTCTTTCAAATCTTCAGCTGCCACAATCACTATGGTATCATCCCCATTGACGAAAAACTCCACCCGGAGCTCATAGAAGACGGCAAAGCACGAGTACGCCATCACAAGGCAATTGCCACAACCTGTTTGGTTGTGCCCTGATCCTCTGACTATACTATCATGCTCAATCGTCTCTGACCTCTTCTTTCCCCTCTCATCGTAACGCAACTTAACACGTGTCTTTTGCTCTTGAAACTTCAGTATCTCCCGGAATTTCGGGTCATCCGAGAACTGCCTAAAAGTAAGATTCTCAATCTTTTTGAGCCCAAGACCAATGCTTGAGTCGAATTTGGTAACGTCGAGACTTAACGCTACGGGTTGACGCACTGACATCCACTTCTCCAAGAACAGAGTGGCAAGCTTCCCCGAGGAAGCGCCCTTAGCGATGAAGGGGTATTGCTGGCCCGGTAAAATCCAGCTCTTCATCTCTTTCTCTATCGGTTTGAAAAACCTTGCCATGTACGCCCGTGTCCATATGTGGTTGGGCATGATTGCCCGAGGTATTCTCCGTTTCTTATCATTATAGGTATATTTTTCAACCTTCACAAACGGTGTATTAACCTTCCACTTTTTGGTAACCTTCGCGGGCATCTGCTCAAATGCCTTGCGATAAATAGGCTTCTGCCTACCGGTAC